AAGTCAGCAAGCTGGGTTATATTTAATCCCCGTAACAATGCCTTGGTCATGACGGGATAATCTTGCAATTCATAATACAAGTCTTCCAATTGATCTTTGGATATCTTCTCAGATAATATTCCCTGATCAACGGTAGCTGGGGCTTCGTCACCACCCATTGCTTTGCGCGTGGTTGCATTCCATTGCGCTTCGCTGGTGTCAGCATCGTCATTGTCATCCACATCAAAACACGCAACAATACCCAACATTGATTGAACTACCTGGCGCTTTAAATACGCTAAACTTTCGCCGTATCGTTGGTTATCTGATTTGGCACCAGTGTATGCGGGGATAATTAAACGATTGCGGCATGACAATTCTTGGCCACTGGCATGAGTCAATATGGAATCCAAGAACGTAGTTCCATCAACGTCTATTGGGTATTGGATAAATGATAAGCCGTTGTTGGACAAAGGTAAGTTCGTTGCTTTCTGGATTGCTTCTAGATCGGCATACACCTGCTTATTGAAGCCATTCGTTCGATTAAAGCGAACTGATCGATATTCCAATTTGGCCTTGGCAAGTGCTTCATACAACAAATCTCTTGAAACAGACTCATCTTTCTTCTTGTGCATATCTCTGCTGAGTTCTGATATCTGTGTACCTAGGTCGTTAATCTGTTGTGATAAGTGTGAAAATTCAATTGAGCTTATTGGTTCCATTATACCTCCTGAGAATCAATCCATTGTTTGATCTTGAACAAATTTCTGAATGTTACGTCGTTGCCAAATAAAAATCCCCTTAACGTGGTATATGGTATACCAAGCATGACGCTTAGCCTTAACATAGATATACCAGTTTGACGATAAAACAACAAAACTCTGTCCCGTATGTATTGTTGTTGATCTTTAACTTCCTGTAAATTGTTCATAAGTTTGCCCTTGAAGAACTGCAATAAATCAATTGAGTCATCATTAACTCAACATTAAACCATTGTTATATTATGGCACACTCTATATAAATTAACGGATAAGTCCACATACGCTTGACATAACGGAAAAATCGTATACCGTAGATGTCAGTAAGTATCTTTTCTAAACCCTCTTATGCATAAAGGAAAACTATGCGTAAAATCCTATTATTGTTGTCGTCTGTTGTTTCACTTTCATTATCCGCATCGTTGAAGTCGGATTTTGTAGCGGTAATCAATGGACCTAAAGGTTTTGCTGTCTTAAAAGATGGCAAAATTGATAATGTCGGTCCCGAAGCAGTTGATTCAACGCTGCGAAAAATGGACTTCCAGCAAAGGAATATGTTCTTATTGAAGAATGGGAACATATCAGTAGATCAAGATGAGTCTGGGCAATTTCATCTTAAATTCGCCCCAAAACTAAACGGTGGTGGTGTTTGGGGTGCAAGAATTGGCGCCTTCCTTGGCAAAGCTATCGTAAGTATCGTTGGTCATGGCGTCATAGCCATAATAACGAAAGTTGCTTCTCGAAGAGGCGACGCAGCTGCGGTAGCTACGGGTGTTGGCCTCGAAAGCACCATGGGTGCTGCGATTGAGGCAGCCTCCATGAAAGGTGCTATAATTGGTGGTATAATTGGTGGTATAATAACAGGCCCACTATAAGGCATAATCATGTTGGTGTGGTATGAGCTTTATGCAATATATATGGTAACATTTTTTATGGTGTATCTTGCAAAGAAGTATATCATTTTTAAAGAGAAAAAATGAACCAAAATATACACAATACCTTGGCATTAATTCTTTTTTTGTTCACATGGGAATTTGTTCTGAAAAAACATTTCACGGTGCCCCGGGAAAAAGAATTTTGGTTGAGATTTTCTTTTGCTAGATTGTGGCGCAAATAAAAGTACTACAAAGCTCCTACTACAGGGAGACTACAAAGCTCCTACTACAGAATGGCCCAGGGACTAACTGCTTAACAAAAAAAGTCCCTGGGTTTTTTATATACGGAACCCACCCGACTGATGACGGCCGAGTGGGTGGAGAAAAGGTAATGAAGCCGAATCAAATTTTTTCTTCCAATATCTTAACGCGATTCAATAAATCCGCAATGATTGATTTCTGATCCATAATCACCATCTTGAGATTATTAATTTCCATGTGATCTTCCAGCAATGCAGCTAAAAGACCTTTGAATTCGTCGCTGGATATTCTATTGAACATACATATCCTTATTGGGCTAAGGCATACAAGCTGAATGTGCCTTGCGTTATGTTGCCGGCAGATGCTATGAATCGCAATGCATTAAATACTGTTCCAGCACTATTACTTTGACTGCTACAAATTTGGAATCCATAACCACTCGTCAATGTACTATTGGCTTGTGCAGTAGAATTAACGCCTTGGTTAACCGATGCAGCAGTTATGTTCTGTAGAATTACATAAGCACATGCAGGGACCCCGCTGTTGTGAACGGTATCAATCACTAAATAGCCAGTTCCAGAAGCATTATAATCATTGGTCCATAAAGAAGTGTTGTATGGTACCGCTATGGAAGCATACGTGCATGAGTTGGAATATGTCGATCCATTGTCGGTAGAGAATTGAACGTATAAGTTTGTTCCATCATTTGCCGGAAGATAATTAGATACAATTGCCACATAGTTATTGTAAGAACCTGATATCAAGGAAGTAAATGCAACACTGGCTGACGCGCTTGCGGTTTTAGTAGCCAATAATATCAGACCCCCAGTGCTACCAGAAGATGCCTGGAATGAAGGAAGCGCAGACGAACCATTTGATGTTAGCACATAGCCACTTGTAGAAAGACCAGTAGCAGCGCTTTGAAGTCCAGACGTTGAAGTTGTGCCACCTGTTATTGGTGCATATGCGGTGAATGAAGCATCGGTAGTTCCTCCATGGGGAACTTCAATTGGTTTTCCGGTATTAATACTGTTATTTGTAGCCATACAATCTCCTTAATATGTCAAACCATATAAACTAAATGTTCCGGTGCTTATATTAGTGCTTCCATTCGACATGGAAAAGCTCAAGGCATTCATGGCTGTTCCAGGGGAATAGTAGCCAATTCCCATGGTAAGATATCTACCAGCAATCCCAAAATAATCTAACCCGGGTATAGTTACCATTGGCCCGTTTCCACTGGTCATCTCAAATATGTAAAAAACTATATTGTTGGGAATTGTGTTCGTCGTAATATTATTACCCACTTCAATGAAGCTGGTTGCTGTAGCTCCTCCCCACGATATAGAAGAAAGCGGTGTATATGTTATCCATGATGTATAGCCAGATGAATAATAACTACTTCCCCCGTTGCTTGAAAATTGAAGTCTTAAAGCATATAAGGTACTGGCATTGCTTTGGGTGAGATTATTTATGGTCACCATATAGGTGTTATAGGTGTTGCTTATACCACTGGTAAAGTTGATACTGCTAGAGCTGCTGGCAGTTTGTGTTTGTATCAACACTAATGAACCATTGGGTGTTGTACTCCAAGCTGGAAGCGCTGAAGATCCCTGTGAGGTAAGCACTTGCCCCGATGTTCCATTGGATGGAAGATATTGTAATGGGCCAGTCGATGTCGTACCCCCGCATAGCACCGAGTATGCATTAACCGAAGATAGTTGGGTACCCCCATGGACTACTTCTATAGGCTTGCCGGTATTAATATTATTATTCGTAGCCATGCATTCCTTTAGTTATAAGTGATATCACCAATGGATTGAATTACAGTCCATGTCGTATTGGCTACGGAACATACCATGCCAACAACATCATATTGCAGTGTAGACGAAAGATAACCCGTGACGCCGGTGGTAGTACTTACCGCGCCATAATTTATTGTCTGGCCTGCGTTTTGCGCTATTTTCCACAGTCCCGTACCCTTACCAACCACATATAACTCAGTTCCATATGCCGCAACCGCTGGTAGTGTAAATGTTATCAATGAACTCGAGTTCGAAGTGTACCCATATGAGGGTGCCATAGCAGTTGATGTTGTTACGTCAGACCAGGTAAGAAATGACGGTGGAATGGTTACTCCAATTGTCACTGTACTGCCAGAAGCTGAAACCGAAATGCCCCCGCTGGATGCAAATGTCAATACTCCCGAAGCTGGAGTTGCTGTTCCCGTTGCTGGATTTGTTATAAAGCTGGTAGCAACATCTTCAATCAATGAGGCAGTCAACGTACTGGTGCCGGGATTGCCTACTATGGTAATAGTTGTACCATCGCCCACTACATATATATTTTGTGCGGTGGGACCAACTCCGCCTCCACTATTGCCAGTCAATTTGCCTATAAAGAGTTGTCCAGCAAGTTGAACCCATGTTGCTACTCCGCCAGCCAGGGATGTTAAAATCCATACTGATTGATTGGTTGTATTAAGCCACCACGTGCCAAGACTTACGTTACGTGAATCTGAAATAGTTGGTGACGTTGTTTCAATAAAGAAATCAGGTGGTTGATAGGCATTTACACCCACATATGAGAGCGGGTTTAAGCCGTTCAATCGTTGGTTAAAGTTCTTCGAATTTGCCATTAAAGCTCCCGTAAATTAACAAACTAAGTAGCCAGAGAAGATTGTATAATTAGCCGCGCCAATAATTCCCACTCCCTTAGTTGTTGACCCAACATACAATTGAACTTGAGCTGTTTGAGTTGCAGTAAGCGGAACTAGAATTGATCCCTGATAGCACAGCATGCCGTTGCTTGATTGAGACACATAAGGATTGCAATACCCGAATTGAGTTGTATTACCTCCTGCTATAAACTCTACGAGTCCAATGGTGTTTGCCACGGCATATCCGTCCGTTTGAACCACAAAATTGAACTGATAATTTCCTGTCACAGGGGCAGTAAATATACCCGTGGTAGTATTAAAAGCGCTACCCTGGTTAACTAATGCATTTTGGAATAGAACATTATAGGTAGTTCCATCACCTGTAACGTTACTTTCAGCATTTGCATATGCACTAAAGCATGGTTGACCCGTATTGGTAGCAGCACCATTTACACCCAGCTGATTTGAGCTGCTGACGATGACGGCTGATCCCGATGTGGCAATGCCGGTTATTCCAGAAATATATGCCTTATTCAGCTGCTGAGCACCCGTTCCGGTACCGTTGCCAATATGAAGGGTGTGATTTTCGGAGACAACCCCTGGACTACCAATGCAAATATTGTTTGACTCACTGCTGGTATAGTTCTGGCCAGCGCCACCAACTCCATCATCACTGCTTGCTGATCCAATGGCTACGTTATTTATACCAGACGTAATGCCATACAGTGCAGCCTGCCCAACTGCGCAATTTCCAGATCCACTTGTCAAAAATCTAAAAGCATTCGATCCAACCCCAACATTATATTGATTGGCTCCCGTTATTAGATAACCAACGGCTTGCCCCAAGAAGACATTATTGTTGGCACCAGAACTGAAAGTTCCATGTCCTGCGCCGATCCCAATAGCCATATTGGCATTACCATCTTCGACATTGAATGTCATGGCAGTCCCAGATCCCTGGAAGCTGACGGTAACTCCAGCCGTAGTTTCTCCCGTAATTGATACCGTAGATCCAGTTACAGATCCGGTGTCGCCATCTATAGTAGTTATGCCACTAGCTGCTGCATTTTCCCAGCTTGGAGTACCCGAGGTGGTCGCAGTCAAAATCTGGCCCGTCGTGCCGTTTGCCAACCATGATGGAACGCCCGATGAAGAGCTAATCAAAACCCCATAGTCACCCGCCGTAACACCAGCAATTACATTGTTCGATGATGAATACAGTAATTGGTTAATAGTTGTGGTTGCGGGATATGTAGCCGTAGACCACGCAGGAGTTGTGCTTGAACCAGATAATAGAACTTGATCAGCCGTTGCAGTACCCGCCAATATTGCACCAGCAGTTGATGTCGAATAAAATATCCCGCCATTGCTAGCGGTTAAATTTGCATTGGTGCCACCGTTGGCTAATTTAAGTACGCCCCCAAGTGTTTCAGTTGATCCAGATCCGGCAAAAGACAGTCCAATGCCACTCGCAGTGAAGGTAAAGCTACTGCCAGTCAAACCACCGCCAGAATCACCCGAGATAGTAATACTGGATGCCGCTGGACTTTGGAATGTAGGCGCAGATCCCGTTACCCCAGTCAATACTTGGCCCGTAGTTCCAGCTGCGGTTGCCGTTATAGCTGATGTAGTATTGCCTAGTAGTACTCCGTGAGAGGTGAATGTTGTCGCGCCAGTACCGCCATTCCCCACTACTAAAGTCCCACCCAGTGTCTCGGTAGTTCCTGCTCCGGCAAATGTTAATCCCGTAGTTGACCCAGTAAACGTGAAAGAATTGCCTGTCAGACCGCCTCCGGAGTCACCGGCAATGGTAATGCTCGAAGCGGCTGGATTTTGAAACGTAGGGGCCATTCCTGCGCCATTTGAGGTAAGTACCTGGGCAGCGGTTCCAACTGTTGTTGTGTTAAGTTTTGTTCCATCAAAATAAACTACACCGTCCGTGTTGGTCATTGAGGTGGCGTTCGTTCCGCCATCGGCAATAGTTACTGGAATAGTTAATGCAACTGTTCCGGTTGTTGTTATTGGATTTGGTGTTAACGTTATCCCGGTTCCTGCAGATATTGAAGTCACCGTTCCGGAACCGGGTCCAGAGAGTGGTATATATCGTCCCGCCTGTGACATTAGACTACTCCTGTTCCATAAAAGGTGCTGAGATATACTGATCCGAGAGAAGGTGCACCCTTGGCGTAAATTCTTTGTCCTTGGCTTATGGCAAATATGCCACCATTATCACTACGATTAGAAGTTACATCTATAAGAAGATATGCCTGGGATGGTATGACAAAGTGATCATTCACCCCATCAAAGCTGAAGGTAATAAGCACATCGGTAACATTAACTACATAAAGCAAACGAGAGGGATTGGCGAATGCACTTCCTATACCGGCATACGCTGCCGAAATAGCGGCATATCCCAGGGTTCTCAGGGTTTCGGGATACAGTCGCACAGAAAGATTTTGAGATGCCATTGGTACTCCTTTGACGATTTGTTAACAGACTAAATAACCCCAGAAGAAACAATACGGAGCTCCCGACTGGATATTAACTACTTTTGTACCGTTATATACTTGGACAGTTACATACGCAGTATCTCCCGCAGACATATTCACAAAAGCTGAATAAGGCTGTATGTAATTACTGGTACCGCCTCCTACGAATGCGTAGGGATTAGTTTGTACTTGATATGAACCCCCCGTAGTCGTCAGGGTATTGGCCATCAGCGTATGTGATGATGTTAGGCCATTCAGATACATACTATAACCCAGCATATATCTACCCGATACAGGAGCTACCCACGAGTACGTTCCTGTATTGAAGCTACTTGTATTATCAAATACTACCGTGTTGTATTGAACAGTCACAGGCCCCGTTCCGTCTCCGGTTACATTGCTTTGAGCACTTCCCACGTATACATTAAACGCCGGTTGTGAGGTATTAGTATTTATTCCCGCAGAACTTATTCGTGGACCAGTATAATTGACTAATCGTGTGCCGTTATAAGTAACTATGCCATTTGATTGGGTAAATGATGTTGCATCAGTTCCACCATTGGCAATCCCCAAAGTCCCAGTCAAAGACATGGTGGCGCCAGAAGCAGTCGTGCTGAGGCCCGTAGTTCCACCCGATATGGTTACGGTTGAACCCGTCATTGAGCCCGCATCCCCATCAATTGTCACAACACCTTGCGTTATTGATGATGCAATGGTTATGGTATTGGCTCCAGGAGTTACTGATATTCCTGAACCGGCAGTGATCACTGCCGAACCAATTTGATCATTATTTGCTACGGTTGCAACATTAGCTATAGATCCCGCATTTTTTCCATATATACCACTAATATAAGCTGCTTTTAATTGTTGATTTCCGGTGCCAGTTCCGTTGCCAATATGTAATGTATTTGATTCTGAAGCGACGCCATCTGAATTGATGCATATATTGCTTGATTCGGCACCCACATAATTCATTCCCGCGTCTTCACCTACTGCGACGTTAAACTTGCCAGAGATAAGTGAAAATAAACTTGCTACGCCAATTGATATATTGCTGTCCCCAGACGTTACTGATGTGGCCGATTCTGAACCAATAGCGATATTGCTATTGCCAGTACATGAAGCTAGCGCTTGATTTCCCAGGGCGGCGTTATCTGATCCGGGAGAAGCAGGTGCAGACCCAAGAATAATATTATTTGAAGCGGCAAAATCTAGTGTTATAGTTCCAGCGCTTCCCACAAACTTTGGCGTTGCATTTGCCGTAACTATTGATACAGCACCTGTCTGTGGTCCGCCGCTGTTTCCAGAAATAGAAGTAACGTCTCCTGAGGCATTTTGGAACGAAGGTGCCATGCCGGGACCATTGGATGTGAGCACCTGAAGGGCGGTTCCAACTGTTGTTGTGTTAAGCTTAGCTCCATCAAAGTAAACAACCCCATCTGTATTAGTAAATGAGGTTGCATTGGTTCCACCATTAGCTATCACCACCGGTACAGTGAGGGCCACGGTCCCCGTAGTGGTTATTGGGTTTGGCGTGAGCGTTATACCAGTTCCTGCGGATATACTGGTTACGGTGCCCGAACCAGGACCCGAGGCAGGTATCAAATTAGTAATTTGACTCATGTTATTGACCCCTTGCTTGATACAATCCCACAAAGTATATGTTGCCAGTTCCCGCAGTTCCCTTAATGTAGATGGTAGATCCCTGGGCTAGGGCTGATATGTCATTGTTCGGTTGTTTGTTGGCTTGTAGGTCAAATATGCATGCGCTCTTGCTGGGAACATAATCATTGTCATGGACGCCATCCAATGAGATGGTCACGTCATTCGTTGAATTATTGATAATCTTATATAAGAAGCAGGCATTGGGTGTGCCGCCGGTATTTACTGCCTGATACGTACCCGAGACAGCAGACGATGCGATGCTGGTCATGGGTATGTAGGCAATCGTATTCTTGTAAGACATTCTACTACTCTCCTTTTAAAATCTATGAGTTGAGCACTTCCGGTTCAATAGTTTCAGTAGGTTCAGAAACAGGTGCAGATTCTGCATTTTCTGATTTTTGTTTTGCGGCTGCTTCTTCATGCTTGGACTTGAGTGCAATGAACTCAACTTTGAATTCCTCAAGAACGTCCATTACTTCTTCAAACGTAGCGGCGCCGCACATAAATTGAAAAACTTTATCGTTTTTAACTATTGAAAAAACTGATGCTAAATGTTGGTTCATGCCCAATCCTTTATGTAAATAAGATATACGGTAGTAATAAATTCCCCCCAGAACATAGCAAATGTTTGAGGGGAATTGAATTGGAGAAAATCTAAACTATGCGGCACACGTCACATTTGTCCATGTAGATGCGGCAGTAGCTATATATAATCTCGTGGTAGCAGAAGCAGCGCTCGTATTGATATACATATCACCAACGTGCAATGCTAAACCATTTGAAGGAGCTCCTGAACCCGAATAAATGAATACTGGTCCAGGCATCGAAATATATTGAGCAGCAGTAGCTAAAACAAGATTTCCTGACGTTATAGTAGCATTACCGCTTATGGCAACATTACCCGTGGTATTACCTATAGTGACTGCGCCTGTGCCCGCGTTACCAATATTGACCGCATTGGCCCCAGTACCATTACCGATATCTACTGCTACCGTCCCGGAAGAATCACCAAACTTCATAGCACCTGTTTGGGCAGCAGCACCAACGGTAATTGTAGTAGCATTCGCACCAGCAACACTGATCGCCGTTCCGCCAATGATATTGGTAGCCGTACCAGAAGTATTACCAATATTAATGGTATTAGCACCCGTAGCATTGCCAATATTGATAGTTTGGCCCGAGGTTGATTTTCCTAGGGTAAGAGTACCAGTCATTGAAGCATCGCCAAGGGTAATTGTACCGGTTGTCATTGCTGCGCCAACATTTACTGCACCTGTGGTAGTTGCTCCTGCAATATTAACGGTTGTTGCGCCAGTTCCCGCACCAATAGCAACTATATTTGTTGCCGATGATGAACCAAGAGTAATGGTTCCAGATTCAGCACTTCCACCGATAGTTATTGTTCCGGTAGTTGTTGAAGCGCCAATGGTATATGTGGAACCGGCAACGCCATCAAGTAAGAAATTTCCTGTACCAACATACAGGGAAAGAGATGTTGCTCCCGTAGTATTACCGAAGGTATTTACTGATGCGCCCGTAGTTGCTAAAGTGGTTGCCCCAGAAGAGGTAAGCGTAGTAAATGAACCTGAAGAACCTGAAGACTCCAATAACTGCCATGTAGCCGCATTATTGACAATGCTGGTTAGAACATATGCCGTATTGACTGCCGAATATACCCACAATTGTCCAATTGGCCAACCAGTATCGGCTGCAGTCGGTGCCCGTTTTGCCTGTATTGGGTACGGTGCCAAAAGTGGAAGTGAACTGGTGAGTCCATAACCAACCTGATTAATGTATTTTGTTGCCATTATCTCTCCTTAAAATGGATGTATGAGTGTTATTTTAAGTAGGCAACCATTATTTTAAAAAAAGTTACAAGTTAAATTGACGGCCCCTCAAAGTTGTATATATTTATATATAGATAGTTGCACCAAGAAACAAAGGAGTTGAAATTGAAAGATAGGAATGGCAGAGAATTGAAGACATTGATTGTCAATCTGGATATTAATATCCACTGCGAGATCAAGAAAAGAGCAGCCGAAAAGAATGTGTCTATGAGTAGATGGATTGGAGAAGCAATTATGGATAAGATCAGAAAAGAAATAGAGCTGGGATTTAAATGACTAAACTTATTTTAATATTGTGGGTTGTTTGGGTGTTTAGCCATGCTGAAGAAGAATCAAAGTCTGAATCAGTATATAATCGCCATTATGACGACTGATCACTTATTATTTGAGGAATGCCTCTAATACCTTGTTGAGCTGCTTCAAGTAGACTTTTACCTGCTTGCTCCATCAAACCAACATTTGACGACTTAGAAACTAATATCGCATCTTCAACTGCTCTTAAAAACTCTTGATCAGTAATCAATTTTGATATACCCCTCACACCAGCTAAACCACCCAAGCTAGTCATTGCTGGTAATAGATTTCCAGAAAGAGCCTGTCCTACGTCGGTAAGCATTTTTGCTACGGCCGCCATATTGATCACGGTGGTTCCTGATTGGCTTGTATTAAGGAATTTTGATGCAGATTCTGCGATATTACCCGACAGATCAGTCAATTTTTTGAGTCTGTCGAAATCTTCCTTTGGCATCAACTCTTTGAGCAACTCTTGAGTCTTGGGATTTTTAAATACATTTCCAATTTTGCCAAATTGTATCTGGTCTTTTATATTTTTTTCTAATGCATTTCCCACCATGTCATCTATTTTGTATCTCGATAAATCATTGAATAATGACTTACCTTCTGGGGTATGTGATAGGGCTTTTTTAATATCTCTGATGCCGGCCGTCGTGTTCATTTTGTTAAAAATAGTAGCTGGGTCCTGCGTCTTTAAAACGTTGGAGATATTGGTATTTCTATATGTTTTTGCATGTTGAGCAAATTCTTGGTTTGCTGATTTCCACTCTTTTCCAAAACTTGGATTCTGTTTGCCATACTGAGTAAGGGTATCATCGATTGTTTTCACAACTCTTTTTAATAATTGCTTAGATCCACCTTGAATTTCATAGTCTATGATATCATTCAACGCAATTTTATTGTTGATAAGAGATTTAACGGGAGATACACCTTTCCACAAGCCTTCGTGTAATTTTTCAAGAGTATCAATTACTTTTGATTGCTCGGGAGATTTAATTGATCCAGGAGTTAATGAATTTTTAATTTTCTCCACCACATTTTTTATTTCTCCAGTAGAGACAATAGCATTCTCTCCCGTCTTTCGAGCATTTTCGTATAATTTTCTCGCGCTATCTAAACTTGATTGCTGATTGGCCTTTATTGCATTCTGTACTGCCTCGCCAGCTTGATAATTATTTTGAAAGTTTGCTTCGCCTATAGAACCAGTAATTGATTTATACTCATTAATAACCTGTTGAGATAGATCTTTTTTAAATGCTTCAAGAGCATCTCCAACTAAAGGAGATTGTGCTATTTGATTTTGCACAAATTTGACTACGCCACTATCGGTGAGACTTCCAAGATCTAATTGAACACCTGCTTTGCGCGCATCTTGTATAAGTTGTTTCTTTATTTCTGGCGCTTTTGCTAACTTCGCTACGGTACCCGCTAATGCTTGTTTGGGAGATGTTACTGCTTTGGCCGCTCCTTTAGCTAAATATTCTATGCCACCTGGCAACAATGCGCCGAAAGTGCCTATCAGAAATTGACCTACTGGACCAAGCTTTTGTTCTTCTCCCAGCTGCGATCCCGCCGCTAATCCAGCAAGTGACAATGCGCCTCTGGCTCCATGAACGCCACCAAATACGGGAGATTCACCCACGAATCTTGCAAACTTTTCTGCTCCCTTCTCTATGACTCCCTGAGGTTCTAATGATCCCGGCTTGAATCCTTGAGATTTCTCTCGGGCAGCTCTAACTTCTTCCGAAACAGTAGGACCCTCATAAAGTTCTTTGGTTATTTCTGGCATTCCACCACGGCGGGAGGGTGCCCAGTCAGCAAGTTCTCTGCCAATTGTTTGTGCAAATTGGGGTATAGCGGTAGTGACTGCATTGAGAGTATTTTCAGCCACTCTTTGAAAAGTTCCCGGTTCATTCGCATTCGAGGGTGTTACGGGTTCTGTTGTCCATTTGTTCTTTTTCGTTTGTGCTGACTTAGGATTTGTAGGCTCTGTTGTCCATGCCATCTTATGCCCTTTCCAGTTTACCATTTTTCTTAATAAACTTAGGGACTCCATCATTGTAAAATATCTGTCCTTCGGGTGATCTGTTTACCATTTCTTGTGGGGGAGTATCCGATTCATCACTCGGAGATGATCCCTCTAATCCAAATGTAGCTTTTAATGCTTCAAGCTTGCCTTTCATAGCAGCATCAGTATCCCAAGAGTTAGGAATTAAGCCCTTTAGATAATTAAATCTATCTTTGGATATCGCGCCCCTGGGATTAAGTAAAGGTATCAAATTTGCTAGAAATATTTCACTTAGAGTATCCAGCTCACTTCTTAGTTCTCGTCCTTCAGGTGTCAGTCCCGTAAGGCTGTATCCAGTATACCCCGTATCTAATATCTCTTTAACTCTGTCATAGGCTTCTTGAACATGTTCTTTTGCTTTTATTTTTTTTTGTGTTTCTTGTTCATGTTTCAAGCTCTGAGCAGCCGTCAAACCTTTAGTTGTTGCCTGGGATTGTGATGCGGCCAATCCTGAGGCCAATGAGGGCGTCTGTTGTGGCTTGGCCAATTGTTGCTTTTGCTGTTGTATTTGCTGTGCAAGTGCCTGTTGTTCTCTACCGCCATATTCTGGCTGTTTGAGTCCGGTATATCCAGGCCTATAGGGAACTTGTGGTTGTTGTTGCATTTGTTGTTGTTGTTCTTGAAGAGCTTGTAAGCCAGTTTGTTGTTCTTGGCGTTGTTGTTGCTGTTGTTGAACTTGCTGCTGGTACTGTTGTTGTTGCCATTTTTGTTGTTGATATTCAGGAGAATGAATCTGTTTTACCTTACTTTTCACAATCTCGCCCACGATTTGTGGATCGAACTGTGATAACTCCGCTGCTTCATGGGGAGAATATCCCAAAGCTTGTAGTCCTCGAGAGGTTTCTTGGCGTTGTTTATGTTGTTGAATTTGGCCAACTTTATGGGACACTAATCCTTGCAGGGCAGCATTAAGTCCTTCCCCAAAAGCCCTGGAATTTGCACCAACTGAAGGATCATTGAGTACTTGGAATGACATGGTTAATCCTTATCTGCTTTGAAGCGTCTGAAGTAAATATTGCAATTTATTCTTATCGACTGATACTTGTCCACATTTTCCGCCGCTGCATCCAAAGTTTCCTCCGCCAGCCATATAATTGCCGATTGCATTTCCACCTGCCGATAAAAGTTGAGGTCCAATGCCCGCTTCACCCGATCGATAATAATTCTCAAATTGTGGTTCTAGTCCCTGCCGAAGTTGGTCGAATCCAAATTGTTTTCCAAGTAGTCCTTGATTCAATAACTGAAGCGCGTTCTGTTGTTCTTGTGTTCCATACTGTTGCCTTAGAGCGGCAAGTTCTGATGCGAGTCCTGCACCAGCGGCCCCAAGTTGGCCTTGAAGTCCACTGTTCTGTTGAGCGGTTCCTGCGCCACCAAGTGAGGTAAATCGTTCTGCAATAGAGGGAACTATCGAACCATGAAACTGTTCTTTTGCGTAATTCTCAACGTCATTAAAGCCAGCCAATGGGTTCTGTAATCGTTGCATACCCATATCAGTCAAGGTGTTGTCTTGTAGTCCCTGCTGGCCCTGCTGTAAGAGCATGTTCAGCGCTTGTTGTTGTTGTGGTGAAAACCTGTTTGGAGTTTGCTTGAATTTTCCTTTCTTGGCTGTTTTTCCCCCGGCAACTAGTCCACCAACGCCTCCCAGTACTGTACCTATTAATGTTCCCCATGGTCCCGCTACAGAACCAGCGGTTGCTCCACTCATTGCTCCACCGGCAGCTCCTGATGCCGCCCCACCCCAATCGAATGCCATAGTATTCTCCTCAAGTTTGCATATACTCAAGCACTATATATGTTTGAGTAAAATTTGTTCTATTTGATCCCGTAATTATAATCACATTAGTTCCATTAACACGCAACTCGATATTATTGGCCGATGTAGAACTTGCATAGGGTATCGGAATATAATTGAATCCCGATTGATCTGAGGCAGTAGCATATATTCTGGTGAATGTTGTTGATGCGGTACATGTTATTCCGTGTGCAATTGTTGCGGTGTTGTTATTTGGCAATGCGGTGGTATAGTTAATAACTTTTCGGTAAACATTTCTTAAGGCTGGTTGATTGGCCGTTGATGAATTATACGCTGGATTCGAGAAATATTGCTGGCCGTTTACTAATTCAGTGACTTGATATAATCCTGTATCTTTCACATTAATTACTTCTGCCATCAATCCCAGATTCTGATAGAGTCGAACCAGTAATTCTTTGAATTCGGGAGATTTAACGTCAGTCTGCTGAAGTTGCTGGACGTCCCATACAAAATTATTCTCGATATAGGCGCCGTATTGAGTAGGTAGTGCCATTAACTTAACCTTGAGTTTGTAGGTTGCGTATAAAGAATCATTCCTTCCAGTTCAAAATCAGAAAATGCAATCGATGGATTAACCATTTGTCCCGCACTTAAATACAGTGAGAATTGAACAAATTGTCCCTGGGTTTGGAAGTAAACGGGATGCCATAACAATGTTTGAAATGCTTCCAAAGGTATAGTGGAATAGGGATATGTTTCCAAAACCGAATTACCCATAATAGCGCCGCTTTGAACGCCGCCATTAATCATTGAAACATCAGATGATGACGGGAAGTAATCCACAGTTATCTGCCCATAGGTTGTTGCTTCAACACCAAAATCGATACGTTGAACATATACATTGCGATCTTTATCCACATATGGATTGAATTGTTTGGTGGTCATTTGAACATTGGATACTCGAGCTACGGTGCCTCCGCCGTAATATGTTCCAGAAGTTAATCCACCGAAAGTATTAACAGTAATTGTATTTGCATTTACAACAGAAAATACGGGGAATATAGTTTTATTCATGAATGCTATTGTCGTAGCGTCGGCAACAATATTCTCAAAATATACAAAGTCTTGGTCCGCGGGAAATTCTGATGGGGTTGCACTCAGATTGTGATTAATAATATTTAGGGTAACGATACCCGTTGCTGCAAATGACATATTAGTGATATTCATTCCCGGTGCATTACGCGAAACATCATCCGAAAGTCTCAGCATGTATCCCTGCTGGGTGCCCCCCAAAATAACGCGCTGATTTGCTTGTATATTGCCATTATTCCATGTGTAAGTTGCTTGTTCCCATGTTTGAGGTGCTGTTTGCGCCCAGGTGACGTCAGATCCCTGCTCAAAATATCCAAAGAAGGTAAAGCAATCATCGAATAGCGCCCACGACTGATTCCTGTAATTATATATCAATAATTGATTAGGAAACGTCTGGGTTGGTTCTTCAAGATCTGAAACAAATGTCCATATAGCAAGCTCATTAAAATAGTCCCTGATGCCAACTGTTCTGAGATTGCCATTCGCCTTAGCTTCAAATTCAAATATCTCATCGGGTATTTTTTCATCTATACGAACAACGTTTGACCCATTGCATGCATGTACTCCCGTGTTTCCTATGGCCAACAATTCTTTATCAAATCCAATGAAACTGAACGTTGACTGACTTCCCAACTCGCTATTCAATCGATTCCAACGGAAAGGAAGAATTTCATTACCTGTGTAGGCAAGTTCCCATGTTGAACGCTCAAAATATACTATAAGACGGTCTTTAATAAACTGAGCAGATATTATCTCTTCATCAGTCGTGGCATCTACAAATCCACCACCTGCCGCAATACCACCCGCAGAATCTGTTTGATTTGGTTCATACCATGCATTAACTGCCAGCGGAGAACCGTTAAAACTGAATCGACAGCGATTTTTATATTGCGTTGCTGTTCCTGATCCACCAGTCAAAGAATTGTCGTTCTCGACCGTATTCAGTAGCAATTGCCTGTTTCTAAATGCAACTATGATACGGGCAGTTTGTACAAATGGCCCAGCGCCTACTGCGTTTCCCCCTGGCAGGAAGAATATACCATTTGCCGTCGATGATCCGATACGAGAAGTCCATGTTGATCCATTGAGGTACCATATGGGGTCATCAGTCGTTGCCGGCGCTGCAGCGCCAAGAGTAAAATTAAAGTTTGAAACAAACATCAAAATAACGCCCGGGATTCCTGTCCAATTTGATACCCAAAAATAATTTGTGTTACTTCCCTTCCATACGGCTGTTCCCGATCGCGCCCATGCACCTGGAGATCCGGAAAATGTATAAGCAAATTCAGTATCAAATGCAAATGTTGGATGATTGTTAACCGCTCCCGTCAGATATTGCGTTATTCCCATAACCGGTAAAGCTGGATACCAATATACGGTCGACAGCGCTCCCCCAGTAAAAGTAACCGTATTGGGTGAAGCAGTACTATCAATAACGGCAGATACGCCTGCATTGGTAGACAGCGTGGAAACCCCAGCCCCTAATTGATATACTTCGAATGTATCGGCACCCAAGGAAAATAATTGGCCTATGGCTAATTGTGGCGTATGGGATGCGGTATTTGCCGGAAGATTTATGGAGCTATTGGCATTCGTTCCCAGGCTTATGCGCAATTGAGAATTGAGGGGAGTTGTTCCCATTAATATAGATCCAAATCTTTTTTTTACTCGACCGCGAAATACATACGCATTCTGCAAGTACGTAAACGCATCATCTAGGACTTGCCATGGTTTGGTGTCTGTCTGTAGGCCAGTTTCTAGTGGAGAAATTAAAAATCTATCAAATGGCATATCGTCCCCTGTTAAAGCCCGAATGCTGACCAAAAGAATGACGTATCCGCAGAACCGTTTACTAGGCCAAATGTTACCGTTGTCAAAGAAAAGCTCTTGACCCTTACGCTTTCTGCCGTTGATGCGCCGCTATTAATGACACACGGTATAATCCAGCTCACAAAGCTTGAAAATCCCGGGAAGTTATTGAGTCCGCCAGAAGCGGTGGTGCCAAAGGTAATAGTTACCGTACCTCCAGAAGTAGTAGCCTTACCACCAATCTTTAACATACCCGAGGCATCATATGACCATGATGTAGCATTTAGGCCAGAGACTGAACCGCTCGATGACGCCGTCATAGGAATTTGTACTACTCCCGCAGACGTTGTCTTATTTATGTATAGTTCATTGTAACTTGATGACGCATTCGTTGCTGAATATAAACCTACATTTCCCGATGTGAATGCTGAGCCGGCTGGTGGTGTTGAGCCTTGGGGTGGTAAATACAACCAATTGAATCCCGATGTTGAATTGATAGAGGCACTTGAAGGTGATGAATTACCCGCAATAGCGCCAAGAATGGTAAAGTTGTTAAGTATGTTTCCCTGAGAAACTGAAAGTTGATCAGTCGATTGTGGTATGCCAGGTAGAAAAGCCATTATATCTCCTTAGAAATTATTTCCCCAACCATTCCAGTTGTTGTTATTTGTTCCCGTTTGATCGGTATAAATTGTTGCCGTTCGCTCATTCGTGTACTGAACTATTGATCTTCTATTGCACAAATTCATTTGGCTTCTATATTCCGGATAAATAAGCGCCACTGAATCCAAATCCATACGATCTTGGAAGATTTTAAGCGCCGCGCCATAGGCTATAAATTGCCAGTACTCGTTCAATGCCGGAACTGAGGTAGTCTGGAATAGTTGTGTTGGCATCTGGTATACCTCAAAATTGACACGGTAGACTTGATCCGGTATCGGACGAAGTATGAATCGATCGGCATAAAAACACATTGCCTGGGGCAACGCTATCACTTGTGGAACTGTTTGGGAGTTAATGGGAATTCCCGCACCGGGCGCAGCAGTGAAATTAATGGTGTACGCGCCCGTTGCGTAGTTTATAAAACCAGTTCCTGGAGACAGCGGAAACGTATTTGCAACTGTTGGTGGATTGGCAAGAGCTGTTTGATATGCCGCTGAGTTAACATCATAGAGATTGCCAATTACCGTAGCATTCCCGTCTGTGGTGTTGATAACGGGTACATCGGCCAATGATAATCCATTCAAGTTAGCATCCGCGGAATCAAAGAGAACTTGCCCTTGGAGCAATGCAATTCGTTGGTTGAAGTTAGTGGGCACAATGGATTGTTGTGTGTTAATGACGCCAGAAAATTGAGTTGTGACTCCATCACCGGTATTAGCAGTTGCTTGGATAAAGTTAATCTTGGGATATATGCCAAAGAACTGTTCACGATTTTGTGAATACATCACTTGATAACCAGCTATATATGCAGGTGGATGTACCGAAATGTATTTGTTCTGAAAGTTATATAATGGATTGTTCACTATTGAGGGATTGGCAACTGGGTCACCGTAGTGATTGATATCAGTATAGTATTCATCTTGGTACGGGTTGGTAAAAAAGGTGAACGTTGTTCGTAAATTAAATGTTCTTAAATGTTCAGGGAAATCGTACACAACAAAGGTGTTAATATAGTTGTTCAAATCGTCTGTGGTTAATTGCGCTTCAGAGGGAGATCGGGTAAGTCTGCGGACCTTGGTCTGTATATCTGCTAACGTCGTCCCTGGTGGATTTGTAGGGTATGTAGCCATGCTCTCTCCTTAAACTTTTTTGTTTGATGCTAGCATATTAAAGCTGATTTACCACATCGGATTGAGTAATCCCATAATGTATATCCAATTGCTCGATCGGAATGTTTGGTTGGTTATTTTTATGAGATGTGTGTTGTGCGATTCTTTCATTGCAAGTAGCTACATACGACTCATCTTGCTCCATAAGTATGTAGTTTCTGTTTGAATTTATGCATGCTATCGCGGTTGTTCCTGATCCTGCGCAGTTATCAAGAACAGTCATTCCCTCATTGGTATATGTTTTTATGAGCCATTCGAATAATTTCACTGGCTTTTGAGTTGGGTGAAGGCCTTTCTCCGAATTTATTTTTTGAACTGATCTTGGATATCGCATGCCATCGTTTGATTGGTAGTCAATCCTGCGTAGAGATCTATAAACTGGGGACCCTTCCCTAAGTTCCACCCCCTCCAATCTCTTGCAGATTCCTTTGAAGTATTTCTGAGGATTATAGATCGGCTTGTTTTTGTAGAATATGAGTATATTTTCGTGTACTTTCATAACGATTTTATTGGCATTCATATAATTTGAGCAGTTATTTTTCTCCCAAATGACTTCGTATTTAAACCAGTTGGGATTACTCATAACTAATTGACTGGTGAATGGTTGAGAGCCCGTTAATACAATGACTCCATTGTCTCTAATTATTCTTTTGTAGTGGACCCATAATTTATCAAGGGGAATAACAGAATCCCATTTGCATGAAGTTATGCCATAAGGCAAATCACACAAAATCATATCTATAGATTTGTCTTCAACGTGATTCATGAGTTCAAGGCAATCGCCCAAATTAACTGTATTTTTTTGTATCATAGTTGATTTACCACAGCCGGTTGTAAAGTGTCATTGTCAGAGCCAATAGGTACACACTGTGCACATATATCCACATGAGGACCGAGTCCTGATGGCACTGAAAAAGGCTGGAATGTTGTGGTGTCTATCGAAATCGTAAATGTTGTTGTTCCCGTTACTAGAATGGGAGATGTGAGTTGGTTAATTTGTTGCATTCCGCATGCCGGTGGAATATCAAATCGAACTATAGTTCCGTTGACATATCCATGAGCAAATGTAGTCGTTACAGTAGCGGCAGTGTTATTTGTAATCGAAGAAATCAACCTCATGGCAGGCCCGTAGATCGGGTAGGGATATGCATAACATTGATAATCGGCCATCTCACATCTCCTGTATAATTTATTTCAATGATGTAACTATTTCAATATTTGATGGCGTTAGCTCATTGAGATCTGCGACATCCATAAACTCTAAAGGCTCAAAGCTGCAACGTCTTTTCTTTTTTGATACCGTCATGATTGGCTTGCCATTTTCATCTAGTTTGTAGGAATGTTCCGGATACCAACAATTGTTTGAAAGATGGTGAGCAACCCCTCGAGGTATAGTATAAATTTCCCCATCAGTGAAAGAGAAAGTTTCTATTTCATCTTCACGGTATTTTCTGAAAGAGAATGACATATTACCGCCCGGCACTTCAAAAAATCTGAATATGCCACGTACCATTTCTCTATCTCTGTCTCGTTGATATTTCAGGTCTTTCCCTTTTATTGGGAGATTACTCTTGTGTTCTTTTTTTGTTTCTGTAGCCATTATTTCCTTTCAAGAATTAAAAGGGAGAGCCCGAGTTGAGCTCTCCACAAAGATGTATATTTCAAAGATCGTTATAGTCCGCCGTAGCTTGATTTACCAGCAACCCAGTACATTAAGTCTGGATTACCAACGTTTAAAGCTGACCAAGCAATAGAACCCGCGGGTCCCAAAATAGGAACGCCGGCGATGATTCCTGTGCCACCAGCTCCCAAAATCATTCCTAGATAACCAGTATTGGTGGTTGCATCAGCAAGTATTCCCGATTGCGTGCCATAAATTTGTTGACCAGCAATAGTTGGAACTTGATTAGCAGGAGACATAAGAGATAGAGCAGTATTTTCACCAACAGGAGTAAATTGAGGAAATGAGCTTGGTTGTTGAGCAATTGTTGGCCAAGTAAATGCAGTGTATGCAGTCGTATTTATATCAATAGTTATATTGTAATCATCAACTACTGAAACCACATTACCAACCATATAATTGTTAGCAGATGTTGGATTCAATTGAATCATGCCAGATACAGCAGGAATATTGAATCGAATTGCTTGACCAGGCGTTAATCCATGAGGTACTGAAGTTGATACCTGTGCATTAGCTGCTTGGGTAATATTAACTATATAGCGAGCACGTGGATAATAGAGTGGGTTATAATTAACAATGCGATAAAATCCAGCTCCGCCAATAGCACCAGGGGCAGTTGCCAATGCGTTGCTTGCGGTCAACAAAGTAAAGTTGGTATTTACGGTTATAGCGCCAACCACAAAGTCAATACCATTCACATCGGTTTGAGCAGTATTGCTGATACGAACAATAGAGCCAACAGAAAGCCCAGCAGTTGATGCGGTACTCACTACGGGTCTTGTTACGTTGGTAGAAGCAGTTGTTGCCACAGGATTACCTAAGAGTGGTAATGCGCCAGCAGATTGACCAGATGGGTCATATAGAGTGAATCCACCACTCGATACACGATCGCCTTGGATTGCTTGGCCACCATTTGTATAAAATTTAACAAGCATGTTTCCCGCTGGCATGCCACGTTGCCAATAATACTCGATCGATGTGAAAGCGTTGGCAACTCCGTTAAAATAAGAAGCACTATTACCAGCAATAGCGAACTGAGAAAAGTTTCTCACTATCATCCAATCTGCATTTGCAGGTATTTGTACGATAGTCGGATTAGCCTGTGCGTCTTCGACGTTACCTGGATTTGGATTTGCCAACCCAGTAAAGTTAGAAAAAAATGAGCCTTGTTGAAGAATAGTTCCGTCCATAATCTCTCCTTTATTAAGCTAATGTTGCGCGTAGGTTAATTACCCACTGATCATTTGTGATCCGTGGAACTTCTGCGAATTTATAACCTACAGAAATATTTTGTGCTAATGGTCCATCATATATTGGCGGTCTATAGATGAAAGACGCAGAATATCCATCTTGCTCGATACAAGCATACGCTTCCATACCAACACAGAAGATATTATATACAGTTTGTCCAAGAGCAGATGCAGCTGTAGTTGTAGAACCAATTGAAGAAATTAAGAAACGTAAGTTGCCAACAGCACCCCATTCTGAACGCAATGCATTCATTGGAGATGGATATTGTGATTTATTAATAAAACCATTAACAGTTTCTAAAGTACTCATTAATCCTGTGCTACATAATGCAAAATAAGCATCACGAACTGGAGCTGTACCGAATCGATCTTCACCTTCAATGTTATCCATAATGGTATAAGCATTGTTTCCAAGAAGACCTTCAACTACTGTATCAACATCGCTACGAGTGATTTCTGTTGGGTTATCACCATTGATACCACCAGTACAGTTAATAAATGATGCTGTTGATGCAAGCATATCACGTGTTAACTGATCTTCTGTCTGACGGAGCGAAACCCCTAAACGAGCAGCACACTCATTTAAAACTGGATCTTGGTTTTGCAGTGTAACTTGTTCATTTATCTGTACATAAGTACCGTAAAATGAAATTTGAGCATCAATATCAATTGCAGTCAGGTTTTGAGCTGGAGGTGTAACACCTGAATTTCCCAGCGGAACCATAGCTGTTTGCAATGGATTATAACGTCTCATTCTTAATGTTGTACCACCGTTTCTTGGCATGACTTTAAGCATCGCCGGAATCTTGTGGATCATATTTGGAACTGGAACAGACAAAAGCTTATAACTAAAGCTCTGTTGCACCGGTGCTGATAATATACTAGTCGTTGTATTAGACATAGTTTCCCCTTTAGTGTGATTAAAAAAATAACAGCGTAAAGTTGACGAGACTCGATACGTCATGGGTTAAAGTGGCGAGCTTTAGATACAGCCGAATGGTTTGAAATGGCGAGTTTCAGATACAGCCGATTTTTTTGTAGTAACGACTCTACGATACGTTGGGAATAGTATATAAAATAAACAGATTATTATGCAAATAAATTAGGTGCCCCAAAACATAAGAGCACCTAATTAATCAAGACAGAAGAGAAGAGAACGTTATTTTAAAGTATTTTGCTGAATATTAATTCTATATTTTTTTTGAAAGGGATTAGTTTAATCCAATTTGTTTAAGCATTGCGTAATTATCTCGATTAGCAATCGTTGATTCTATATCTTTTCTTGCCGCCTTTTCAAGCTGTATCGACAATTTGCTTGCCATAGTAAATTGATGTCCATCAACTATTTCAATAAAAGAAACTTTTTCTCCATTATGAGAATGTTTGCGATGAGAATTCATACGAACATTG